CACCGCATCCAACTTTGTGTTGGCTGAAGGCGTGACTCCTAACTCCAACACCATCACGTTCCAGGACGTGACCGTTCAGCTCCAGCAGTACGGTGTGTTGTTCAAGTACAGCTCAAAGACTGAGCAGTTGTACGAAGACGACATCCCCGGCGAGATGGTCAAGCTGACTGGCGAGACCCTGGCCGAGGTGATGGAATTGGTTCGCTACGGCGTGTTGAAAGCTGGCTCTACTGTGATCTACACGAACGGCTCTAGCCGTGCCGCGATCAACACAGCGATCAGTTTGAACTCAATCCGTAAAGCTGCCCGTACCTTGGAATCAAACCGTTGCCGCCGCGTCACTAGCCGCTTGGCTCCTGGCGTGAATTTCGGTACACGCGCTGTGCAACCTGCCTATGTGGTGTTTTGCCACACTGACGCAGTGAGTGACATTCGTAACCTGCCAGGCTTCACCCGCGTGGAAGAGTACGGTTCATTCAAGCCTATTCACGATCGCGAGATCGGTGCATGTGAAGACTTCCGCTTTATCAGCTCTCCGCTGTTGAAGTCTTTCTTGGCTGCCGGTGCAGCTATTGGTTCAAGCGGCATGTTGTCTGTTAGCGCTGTTAACGTCGACGTGTACCCCTTCATCGTTATTGGTGAAGACGCATGGGGCCAAGTCGCATTGAAGGGCATGTCTGCCATCAAGCCTGTGGTGTTGAAAGCATCTCAGACCAACCACGCTAACCCATTGGGCCAATTCGGCTACGTGGGTGCTTCGACCTGGTTTGCTACCGTGCGTTTGAACGACGCCTGGATGGCTCGTATCGAAGCCGGTGTGACCGCTCTGTAATGACCAGGGGCTAGGGCAACTTAGCCTCGTCTAACCAAAGGAATACACCATGAGCAATTCAGCTTTATATAGCCTCGTCAATGACGGCGTGCTGCTTGGCAACATGAACGGCGCAGTGCTGTCCACAACGCCAATCAGCGCCACCGGCGCGACGCTTACTTGCACGAAGGATGTGCATGCTGGGCGCACGATTGTGATCAGTGCTGCGGCGGGGTGTGCGGTAACGCTGCCTGCTGCTACTGGCACGGGTTCAATCTATCGCTTCATTATTGGCGCATCAATAACGTCCAACACGACAACCATTAAGGTAGCTAACGCTACCGACGTGATGACGGGCCGGGCGTTTGTGATTAGTGATAACTCAGCAGCAGTCTTGGGTTATGCCACGGCCTCTACTGATGACACCATCACACTCAACGGCACAACCTTGGGCGGTCTTATCGGCGATCACATCGAGATCGTCGACGCGATCGCGGGCAAATTTGGCGTGCGCGTCCTCACCGCTGCGACTGGTACGGAAGCAACTCCGTTCTCGGCAACTGTCTCTTAATCTTTGTAAAGGAATCTCACCATGTCATACAACATTGAACAAGCCAATAGTGGCTATATGGCCCTGACTGCGGGCGGCCTTACCTATGGCTCCGTCTCCAACCTGAAGCTCAAGACTGCAAACACCGTTACCTATGTAAACAACGGTATTCTGAAGTCTTACACCACAGCCGAAGTCGCCTTCAGCTCTGGCCACACCTCGTTGGCCGCAAATCAAAGCTGCTTGTTTGCGCTTTGGCTCACCGCTGGTGGAACAGCGTCGACCACTCAAGGTCCTATCGTTGCTGCGGGCGATCCTTGCCCAGTGCCTGCACAAGCAACGGCTAATACAACCTTGATCGGACTTTTGAAAATTAGTTCTACGGTCGCGTTTGTGCCTAACACCACGGCTCTTACCGGCGTCACCGGCGTGACTTACACGTTCTATGACGTCGCTTTGATGCCCGGCACTGCCCAGTAAGTTGTCATCCTCTTCCTAGAAGAGTTTATGCAGACCGCCTTCGGGTGGTCTGCTTTTTGGATTTTTAACCCCCTGGAGAATAAAGATGGCAAGTAAGAAAAACACCGTCCAAGGAATGGAAATCATCGACGACGAACCGGTTATTGAAACCGTGGCCGAGTCGCGTGATTTCAGCAAGCTCGCATCCGATGAGGCTTTCATGAACGAGCTGGTAACCGTCATGGTCCATTCGACCACTGATGAAAATCAACCCAACCATGTCGTTGTCAATTGCAACGGCATGAACCAACCCTTGATCAGGGGCGTGCCCACAACCGTAAAGCGCAAGTATGTCGAAATCTTGGCCCGCATGAAGGAAACCAAGTACACCCAGTTGACGCGTAATCCCGCTGCACCTGACCAGATCGACATGGTTGCACGCCACGGTTTGAGCTACCCATTTGACTTGGTGGAAGACAAGAACCCGCGTGGCCGTGCATGGCTGCAAAACGTCCTGGCTGAACAAGCCTAATAGGGTCTTTGCATGAACCTCCTTCAACTTGTCAACCAAGCGCGCGTCGAGTGCGGCGTGTCTGGTCCTGCGCTGACTACCGCGCTAAACCAGACCGGCGAATCAGCTCGAATCGTCTCTTGGGTGCAGCAGGCTTGGATCGACATCCAGACCAGCAAAGAAGATTGGTTGTTTTTGCGAAGCCCTTTTACTTTCAACACGGTTGCGGCTCAGTGGCAATACACATCCACTGATGCCGGTCTTACCGACTTTGGCAATTGGAAGCGGGACAGCTTTCGGTGTTCCAGTGTTGGCCAAAGCTACAAAGACGAACAGTTGATGAACTACATGGACTGGACAACGTACAGGAATCTGTATCGTTATGCCAACATGCGCAACACGACCGCGCGCCCAGTCGTCGTGTCTATCACGCCTGAGAAGGACCTGGCCTTTGGCTCGACCCCTGACATAGCCTACGTGATCGATGGCGAATACTACACACAACCTGTCAGTCTCACGGCTGACGCTGACACTCCCGGTATACCGGATCGATTTCAAATGGCCATCGTCTACCGGGCCATGATGTACTACGCTGGGTATGAGGCAGCCCCTGAAGTCCTGTCGCGAGGTGACTTCGAGTACCGACGTTTGTACTCGCGAATGGAGATCGACCAGCTGCCGACTATTGTCAGCGGACCACCTTTGGCGTAATCATGGCCACAGGAATGCCTCCCGTCAAATACAGTCTGATCCAGCTCCAGGGCGGGCTCGACCTGGTCACGCCCACGCTGTCGCTGCCGCCCGGCATCGCGCGCACGGCTGTCAATTTTGAAGTAGCGATCACGGGCGGGTATACCCGCATTGCCGGGTATGAACGCTTTGATGGGCAGCCTAATCCGTCGGATGCCGTCTACGGCGCGATCACTGTTGCAAGCGCCAGCAACCTGGCCGTTGGTAACACGTTCACCAATTTAGCGACCACGTCGTCGGGCTACATCGTCGCCATCAACGACACCACGGTAATCTACACCATGGCTGTGGGCACGTTTGCCGTTGCAGATGGCCTTTATGTGGGCGGCATTCTTAAAGCGACTGTCACGGTTCTGGGCGCAACCGCTACCATAACCAGTTTGTTGTCCAGCCAATACACGTACCTAGCCGCTGAAGTTTATCGGGCGGTCATTACTACGGTGCCGGGAGCGGGCCCCATACGTGGTGTTGTCTACTACGGCAGCACGGTGTATGCCTGGCGCAACAACGTCGGTGAGACGGCCATGGCTATTTACAAATCAACTACCAGCGGCTGGGCCCTGGTGCCGTTGGGTTTTGAGTTAGCCTTTAATACTGGCACAACCCAGCTTAACGATGGCAATGTAATTGTTGGCCAAACAAGCGGAGCAACTGGCACCATTACTCGCGTAGTTCTGAGTTCCGGCACTTGGGCGGCTGGCACAGCGGCTGGTTATCTTACGTTTGCGTCAGTGACTGGCACGTTCCAATCAGGCGAGAATTTGCGCATTGGCGCAACCACATACGCCCTTGCGGGCGGTGCGCAAGCCGCTATTACCTTAAACCCTACTGGCCGAGTTGAGACGGCAATTGACAATATTAACGGTGCGTCCAGAATATACGGCGCGGATGGTGTTAACTACGGGTTTGAGTTTGACGGCACGGTTTATGTGCGAATTCGCACAGGCATGACAACCGACACACCTACCCATGTTGTCGTTCACAAGGCGCATTTGTTTTTCAGCTTTGGTGCGTCGGTCCAGTTCTCAGGGATCGCCGACCCGTACACCTGGAGCCCGGTTGTGGGCGCGGGCGAGATTGCGCTAAATGGAAACGTGACTGCGTTCTTGGTCCAACCAGGCGACCAGTCAACCGGCGCAATGGCCATCTACTCAGACGACAACACTTCGATCCTGTATGGCAGTAGTTTGGCCAACTTCCAGCTTGTCTCATACAACGTGGGTACGGGTGCCAAGGCTTACAGTTGCCAGAACATCAACGTCAGCTATTCGTTTGATGACCGTGGTGTTATCAACATGGCCACCACGTTGAACTTTGGCAACTTTGATTCCGCGTCTTTGACTTTGAACTTGCGGCCCTTTATCGCCGACCGGCGCAACCTGGCCACGGCCAGTGGCGTAAGCCGGGAGAAGGGTCAGTACCGGGTCTTCTTTAGCGACGGCTATGGCTTGTATGTCACCTTGGCCAACGGTAGTTTCATGGGTGCCATGCCTGTACAGTTTCCAAACGCAGTGGCTTGCATGTGCGAAGGCCAGCGTGCTGACGGAACCGAGACTGCGTTCTTTGGCTCGACCAACGGCTACGTGTACCGCTTGGATGCAGGAACGTCATTTGATGGGTTTGAGATTGCAGCCAACATGACTTTGGTGTTTAACGCAATTGGCAGCCCGCGTTTGTTGAAACGATTCCGCAAAGCATCGTTGGAGATCACCGGCACCAGCTATGCTGACTTTTATTTCAACTACGATTTAGCTTATGCAACCACGGACATTGGCCAAGCAGGGCAAACTTTGTATGCAAGCAGTTTAGTTTCAAGCTATTGGGACACGTCCTATTGGGACTTTTTTGTGTGGGATGACCGCACCCTTGCGCCCTCTGAGGTTGAGGTGAACGGTACGGGAGAAAACATTGCATTGAAGATTGCATCTAACTCGCCTTACTTCCAGCCATTCACCATCAACAGCGCAATCCTTCACTACACACCGCGAAGAGGACTTCGATGAGCAATAACTTTTACACACACGGGTCGTTTCCATCCACCGGTGCGGCGGCGACATCTTCGTCTATGCGGGCTGAGCTGGACCTCATCACCGCTGGCTTTGACAAACTGCCAACTCTGACAAGCAACGCAAACAAGTTTATTGTTGTTAACAGTGCGGCCACGGCGTTAACCGCCACCAGCACGCTGCCTACGGCCACGGTGTCAGACACCACGTTCACTGTTCAGAACACTACTGACAACACCAAGACTTTTCAGTTCTTGGCCAGCAGCATCACTGCGGGCACTTTGCGCATCTACACGATGCCGGATGCAAGCACGACCCTGGTTGGTATTGGCGTTACACAAACCCTGACCAACAAGACGCTGACTGCGCCAGTCATTGCAACGATTGTCAACACTGGCACGTTGACGTTGCCTACGTCGACCGACACCCTGGTTGGCCGGGCGACTACTGACACGCTGACCAACAAAACGCTGACTGCGCCAGTCATTGCTACCATTGTCAACACCGGCACATTAACCTTGCCCACATCGACCGACACGGTGGTTGGCCGGGCCACTACCGACACGCTGACCAACAAGACTCTGACGTCTCCGGTCATTGGCACTATTGTCAACACTGGCACGTTGACGTTGCCCACATCGACCGATACCCTGGTTGGCCGCGCGACTACTGACACGTTGACCAATAAGACTTTGACCAGCCCCGCGATTAGCGGCGGTACGATTAACAACGCCTCAGTTGGCGCAACAACGGCATCGACTGGAGCATTTACTACGCTTGCCTATACGTCTACATTGACAGGCGGCACCGGCGTTATTGCGATTGGCACAAATCAAATTTACAAAGACGCAACCGGCAAGGTGGGCCTTGGCACAGCATCTCCAGCGGTCAGTTTGGCTATCAGCGCAACAGATGCGATTTTGCTACCAGCAGGAACTACGGCCCAACAGCCAACAGGCGTTGCTGGCTATTTGCGGTTTAACACAACGACCACACAGTTTGAAGGCTACAACGGCACAGCCTGGTCCTCCGTTGGTGGCGCTGCAATCAGCAACGACACCAGCACATCGACCAACGTGTACCCGTTGTTTGCAAACGCAACCAGCGGAACGGCTCTGACTGTTTACACAGGCAATGCCAAGTTGCTGTACAAGCCAAGCACCGGTGAGTTCACGTCATCGATATTGACTGCCGGCAATGGTATTGTGGTGAACAGTCAAACAGTCGCTACAAGCTACACGATTGGTTCGGGGTACTCGGCAATGTCGGCGGGCCCGATTACCTTGAGTGGCGGTGTGGTTGTCACAGTTACATCTGGCTCACGCTGGGTCGTTCAATAAGGATTTGATATGTCAAGCATAGTCATCAACGGTGATACAAGCGGTTCGGTTACGCTATCTGCACCAGCGGTTTCGGGAAGTAGTGTATTGACGCTACCAGCGGTCACGGATACGTTGGCTGGCATTGCCGCAACTCAGACGTTGACAAACAAAACATTAACTTCTCCCGTAATTACAGGAAGCGCACCGCAAGTTACTACGTATACAAGCAGTTCTGGCACATACACTGTTCCAACAAATGCAAGATATTTGCAAGTTCGCATGGTTGGCGGCGGCGGTGGCGGTGGCGGTGGCAGTTCTGCTGGTAATGCCACAGCAGGCACTGCGGGTGGAGCTACTACTTTTGGCACTTCATTATTAACGGCTAATGGTGGTAGTGGCGGTGGTGTTGCTGGGGGTGGTTCAGGCGGCGCTGGTGGAACTGCAACTATTGGCGCAGGTGCTTCTGGCATTGCATTAAGTGGTGGTATTGGAACAGGCAATCAAAGTAACGCCGCCGCAACTCAATACACATCCACTTCTCCCGGCGGTCAATCCGCGTTTGGTGGCGGCGCTGGTGGCGGCCCATCAAATACAACAGGTACGGCTGGCGCAACAAATACCGGCGGCGGTGGGTCAGGCGGCATGACAACCACAATCGTTGGCGCTGTTTGCGGAGCAGGTGGCGGAGCAGGTGGATATATTGATGCGTATATTACAACATTGGCATCAACTTATTCATACGCTGTTGGCGCGGCGGGAACAGCGGGTGCGGGCGGTACAAATGGATATGCTGGTGGCGCTGGTGGTTCTGGTGTTATTTATATCACAGCATTTTTCTAAGGAGTAATCATGCAACGATATGCAATTGTTAAAGACGGCGTTGTTTTGAATGCTGTGGAATACTTAGAACAACCAATAGGTACACCCCCCGCTTTTGAAGAAGGCTCAATGGCAATTCCAGAACTCTGGGCTTCGGTTGGTTGGACTTACGCCAACGGTGTCTTTACTGACCCCAATCCACCAGTGCCATTAGTTTTTCCTGAAGGAACACAAGCATGACCACAACAATCAATGCCAGCACCAGTGCGGGTTTAGTCCAGACTGCTGACACCAGCGGCGTGTTGGCGCTTCAAACTGCGGGGACAACGGCGGTATCTATAAGTGCAAGTCAGGTTGTTGCTGTTACCAATGACGCAACTGTAAACAGTATCACCGTAGGACGAGGTGCTGGTGCTGTTTCCAGCAATACTGCGTTTGGATATACGGCCCTTAATGTAAATACAAGTGGGTCGGCCCTTGTTGCCGTTGGTTATGCGGCACTAGCCGCCAATAGTACGGGGACTAACAATACCGCTGTTGGTACTAATGCGCTCTTAAATACCAGTACAGCATCTAGTAACACGGCTGTTGGCTATAACGCCATGAACGTCAACTCGACAGGAGCTAATAACACTGCGTTTGGCGCTCAAGCGCTTCAATCTAGCACAACATCATCTAATAACGTAGCAGTCGGGTATCAGGCTGGGTATGCAAACACAACTGGCACAGGTATTATTGCTATTGGCTACTTAGCACTAAGTACCAACACCACTGGTGGTAGCAATACTGCCATAGGGCAACAAGCACTTGGTCTCAATTTATCAGGAGCAAGCAACACTGGTATAGGTTGGCAAGCTGGTTATACAAATAGCACTGGGTCAAGTAATACACTAGTTGGTAATCAAGCTGGCTTTAGCACCACGGGAAATCAAAACACTCTTCTTGGGGCAACCGCAGGGTCAGGAATTACAACAGGTGGCGCTAATTTATGTTTAGGTTTTGGGTCTGGAGGAGTTTTAACAACTGGTGGTAGCAATATTTATATTGGCAGTGGTAGCAATACCGCAAGTGCCGCAGGTGCGGGTAGTGAAATATTAATATGTACTGGAAATCAAACAGGTAAAGGTAACTCAACAGGATTTATTTCTCCAAACGGCGGCGGCGTATACCAAGGCAACAATACATCAACATGGTCTGTCACTTCTGACCAGCGCCTTAAAAAGAACATTGTTGATAACACAGAAGGCTTAGACATTATTAGTCAGATTCGTGTTCGTAACTTTGAGTACCGCACGGCAGAAGAAGTTACAGAATTGCCAGCAAATCAAGCAATTGACAAGCAAGGCGTTCAACTCGGTGTAATCGCTCAAGAACTTCAACAGGTATGTCCAGACTGCGTAAAAGAAGAGTCAACAGGCGTAATGTCTGTAAACCAAGACAACATCACATGGCACATGATTAACGCTATCAAGGAACAACAAGCCCTCATCACCCAATTGCAAGCTGACGTAGCGGCACTCAAAGGAGCATAAACATGGCAATCACGCTAGACGGCACAACGGGCATCACGACCCCCGGCCTCACCAACACAGGCACAGAAACCATTGTCAACCTGACCACCACGGGTAACACCACCCTTGGAGATGCCACATCAGACACGCTGACTGTTGGCGTAACAGGCATTGTGAAAGATGCAAGCGGTAATGTGGGGATTGGTACTGCTTCGCCTACTGGTTATGGAACTATAAATTTAAATATAAATTCATCAAGCGATACGATGATTCACATGACAAATACAACATCAGGAACTACTTCTGGTGATGGATTTGATATTTTGATGTCAGGATTGAATGCACAGTTTATCAATAGAGAAGCTGGATACCTGTCTATGTATACGTCTGCTTCAGAACGTATGCGTATCGACTCCAGCGGTAATTTGATGTTGAACACAACAAGCGTATTGGGACTTGGTAAACAAAGTGTATTTTTTGATGGGTCAGTTCAATTTGGAATAAATATTAAAACGACTTATTCAACTACTAACGGAAGTGTATTTGTAGGTTTTTATAATTCTGGCGGTAGTGCAATTGGTAGTATTACACAAGCAACCAGTACAACTGTTGCATACAACACATCATCTGATTACAGACTAAAAGAAAATGTAACTCCATTAGCAAATGGTCTTACAAAAGTCATGGCACTCAAACCATGCAATTGGACATGGAAAACATACGCTGATTATGGTGAGGGCTTTATAGCGCACGAACTTGCAGAAGTTTGTCCCAATGCGGTGACAGGTCAAAAAGATGCGGTAGATGCTGACGGAAATCCAAAATATCAAGGCGTTGACACATCATTCTTGGTCGCCACTTTGACCGCCGCAATTCAGGAGCAACAAGCCCTCATTACAGCCCTGACAGCACGAATCACAGCACTGGAAACACCATGAACGACATCAAACTCTCAACCAACTTGGTAAATGCCATCCTGCAATACCTTGGAACACGCCCATACACTGAAGTCTTTCAGGTCATAGAGGCTATCCAAAAGGAAGCCAAAGAACAAGCCGAAGCGCCAATTGCGGAATGAACGATGGAAACTACTACAGAAACGAGACTCGCTGTGCATGAAGCTGTTTGCACTGAACGGTATCGCAACATCGAAGAAGCCATGGACCGGGGCAAGATTCGCATGCGCACCATCGAGATACAGCTCTACATCGTGATTGCTGCCGTACTCTTTGGCCCAGGTGTGGCTGCTGATTTCGTAAAGAAAATCCTGGGGCTGTAACGATGTGGACCCCATATCGCTGTGCCTTCTTGCCGCCGGGCTAGTTAAGCAAATCCAGGCTGGGTGCGACCTGTACCGTGAGGCGAAAACCCAGTTCATCCAGGTAAAGAAAACAGCAGACGAAGTCATAGCGATCGGCAAGGAAGCCAAGGGCTTCTTTGCCAAGCTGGTGCAGTTCTTTAATCCGGCACCGGCAAAGACTGTCACCCCGACTAAAGTCGCGGCAAAGAAAAAAGAAAAACTCGTCGACGTCGATGAGCAGCAGATTTTGAACGATGTCGTGGCCAGGCTCATCGAGTTCTTCCACATCCAGGAACAGCTCGCGGCTCACATACGCGAGGAAGAGGAAAAGTCTCGGACCGTGTACGACCCAAGCGCCAACCTCATGGAGGCCGCGATCAAGCGCGTCAGGGCGCAAGACCAGATGGACCAGCTCGTTGTCACCATAAGAGAGGCGATGACCTGGAACGCTCCGGCGGAGCTTGGGGCCCTGTACACCAAGGTGTTCGAGATGAGAGAAATTGTTGGTGCTGAACAAGAGGCTGCCAGGCTGGCGCAAGAATCAATTGCGAAAAGGAAACGATGGCAACGTCAGCAAAGAGAGGCGGACCTCAACCTAAAAATAGGAGCCAGCCTCCTGACTTTGGCTCTTATCGGATACCTGTGGATGTGGCTCCTGTGGCTGAAACAAGCGAGGATACTTTAATGGGTGTACTGGGATGGGTTCTTGCCGTGATTCTCGTAGCGTTCTTGCTGCCCTTGCTTGCATTCCTGTACCTGGACATCCTTGAAGTGAAACACGAAAGCAAGGTTCAACTGGAACAGGTCCAGAAACTTCGACGCGAAATTGAAAAACAACAACGCGACAATCGAAAGCCAGTTGAGTTTTCTGACAACCCACTGTTTGACCGAAGGAGTAAACGTGAACATTTTTGAGATATGGATTTTGTCGGTTATGTTGGTGCTGGCAACTGCATGCGAAGAGCGTTTTCGCTACCCATGCCAAGACCCCAAGAACTGGGCAACCGCTGAATGCAAGCCCCCTATTTGCACAGCCACCGGCACCTGCCCCGAACAGCTTATTAAACCTGAACAGGAGAAGAAGTAATGCCAACAGTCGTAATGAATTCAAAGCAACGCCTAAGCGTTGAAGAGATCGAAGTCCGTGTTTGGGCGTTCGTGATCACGGCTTTGATGCTGATTCTTTTAGGTTCGGTGGCCATGTTTCTTTACAGCGTCAGCTTCGTAACCCAACCTATGGCAGGCATGGCACCCATCGACAAGGTGTACACGCAGCAAATCTCCACCATCATGGTGTTCATCACCGGCGTGCTGGGTGGCGTTGCCGGTCGTTCAGGCTCTAAGGCGGTGGCCAGTGCCATTGCCAAGGCCGAGGCAAACGACAACGATGAGCCACCTAAGCCATGAGTATCTTCAACCCCTGGGTGCTGCTAGGCATCATCACCGCCGTTCTCACCAGTTTTGGTGGCGGCTATTACAAAGGAAAACATGATGAATCAAATCGCAATCAAATTGAAGTTGCTCGTCTCAATGCTGAAGCTCGACAGACTGAGCAGCGCATGGGCGAAGTTGCTCGAACGTATTCGGAAACACTGAGGAAATCTCAAAATGTTGCAAAGACTAAAGAGACAAAGCTGCGTGCTGATATTGCCACTAGCAATTTGCGCCTGTCAATCCCCACCCAAGGTAGCGTATGCCCCTCCTCAGATACCGCCTCTGCCACTGGAAGTAACAGCGGAGAAGCAGGAGCCGAACCTGGTGGATCGGCTAATGTCGCTGCCGATCTTCTCCAGATCGCAGCCGACGGAGACGCAGCCATCCGCAAGCTCAACACCTGCATCCAAACTTACGAAACCTTAAGGAACATGAAATGAACTTATCAGCCAACTTCACCTTGAAAGAACTCACGAAGTCAGACACGGCCACACGCCTGGGCCTGGACAACACCCCCGGCGAAGCCGAAATCGAAAGCCTGCGACTGCTGTGTGAAAAAGTGCTTCAGCCCGTGCGCGATCACTTTGGCAAATCAGTGACCGTGAATAGCGGCTACCGCAGCCCTGAGTCCAATGCCGCAGTCGGAGGATCGAAGACCAGTGATCATTGCAAAGGCCAGGCAGCCGATATTGAAATTCCTGGCGTGGCCAATGCTGATCTTGCACAGTGGATCATGGACAACTGCGATTACACGCAATTGATCCTTGAGTTTTATACACAGGGTATACCCGACAGCGGCTGGGTTCACGCTTCGTATGACCCAGACAATCTGAAAAAGCAAGAGCTGACCGCAGTCAAGGTAGCTGGCAAGACTCAGTATTTACCAGGATTGCAAGCGTAACTTGCGCCCACCATCCCTATGGCATAAAATCGTTGTAGGGACCTCACGTCCGCAGAAAGCCGCTTCTTAGCGGCTTTTTCTTTTGGAGCTTACATGGCAACAGCAGCAAATCCCTTTGACATTCAGACCGGGGCAGCCACGACCAACGCGTCCGGCACCACAGGCGGCACGCTCACGCCTGGGACAGACACCACTGCTGCCCAGTTTGACCCGGTGCAGCGCCAAGTAAACGCCGCACAGGACACCACGTCTGGCCAATTGCAGCGCATCATCTCTGAGGACAGCCCGCTCATGCAGCAGGCCCGCGCGCAAGCCAAGCAGGGTATGGCAGCACGGGGACTTTTAAACAGCTCTATGGCCCAAGGCGCAGGCGTCTCGGCCATGTTGGAGAAGGCCACACCAATTGCAGCAGCTGATGCCAACACTTACTTTAACCAGGGCTTGACCAATCAGCAAGCGGCCAACACCGGCGGTCAATTCAACGTCGGTCAGCAAAACACGTTTGGCTTGCAAAAAGGTGCCCAGACATTCCAGGCCGAACAGTTGGCCAGTCAACAAGGATTTACCGCTGGCCAAGCTGGCCTGGAACGCGAACAGCAATCCAAGCTGCAAGTTGCACAACAGACATTTACCGGTGCCCAATCCGCGTTGGACCGCGCACAACAAGTCGCCCTTACCGACAAAAGCATCACGGCTCAAGCGGCCTTGCAAAAAGCGCAACAAGACTTTGCTGGCGCTCAAGCCGGTCTGGACCGAGCTCAACAAACAGCGTTGCAAACGGGTCAAGAGACTTTTGTCAGCCAGCAAGCTGCTCTTGACCGGGCACAGAAAACAGCTTTGCAAGATGACCAGCAAGCGGCTGCCTTGGAGCAGATTGGGTTTAAAGCCAAGGCCGACTTGCAAAACATCCCAACCGCGTTTGCGGCCAATATATCCAACACCACCATGTCCGGGGTCAATGCGATCATGTCCGATGGCACGATGACGGCGGATACCAAAAAGGCAGCCATCACTAACCTGATCACCTATGCAAATGCGCAAGTAGACTGGGCAAATAAGTTTTATAGTGCAGCCATTCCGCCCATCACACAACCCAAATGATCTATCGAAAAGCCAAACTACAAGACCTTCCAGCTGTCATCGAGCTGGCCATTATCTCTGTGTCAAACGATCCGCTGCCAGTCAAGATCGACAGGGAAGCAATGGAAACGACGGGCAAAGTTTTGTTAAACCCGGCGCACTTTGCATGGGTTGCCGAAGACGAAGACGGCAAGATCGTTGCCGCGTTTGCTGCATGTGTTCAAAAGAGTTTTTGGTTTGAGCGCATGCAGTGTTCAGTTTTGCTGTTCTACACCACCGTCAAAGGCGCGGGCATTCAGTTGATCCGCGAGTTTGCCAAGTGGGTCAAGAGCAGATCAGGCATTAAGTTGGCCATCATTTCATTGGAGCCAGGTGTAGATGTGCGCCTGGTGAAGTTTTTCAAACGCGTTGGGTTCTCGCGAGAGTCTCTCAACTTAACTTACGTTCGAGAGGTATCAATATGAGTAAAGCAGTTTCAGGCGTTGGTAACGCTATCGGCGGCGTCCTTAAGGGCGCGGTCAATCTTGTTAAAGATGTTGGCAACGGCATAGGCCGCGTTGTTAAAGACATTGGCAGCTCAAACATTGGCAAAGCGATTCTGATTGCCGGTGCAATTTACTTTGGAGGGGCCGCCATAGCAGGCGGCTACAGTTCTGCCGCAGGGGGAGGATCGTTCTTTACGGGGATGGGGGCTGGAGTGTCGAGTGCGGCATCCAGCCTCTCCAGTGCTTGGACCTCCGCCATGGCCGGTAACTTTGCTGAAGCTGGTTCTACGCTTGGAAGCTCTTGGTCAACTGCCGCTCAGGCTGGCGCGGCAACCAGCCCTGGATATGCGGCTGCTTTAAGTCAGCCGACTGTGTCGTTGGCTGAAGGTGCAAACGCGCCAGCTTCGGTGGCTCCCGAATCTGTTACAGCCCCAGTAAATTCAGGGGCTTCGGTTGAAACTGCGCCGCTTAATCCAGCTTCTTCGGGCGATGTCATAGCTAAGGGGGCAAACGATAGTCGATTTATAACGGACCTTAGCACCCCAACCAATCAGTACTCTTTAGGTTCAAATGTATCAAGTGGCGGTGTTACTGCGCCAACCGGGGTTTACCAAAGTGCTGGATACACAAGCGGCACCGGTATAAACGGCGTTAATTATGCCAACTCGCTGTACACCCCCTATTCACCTGGAGTGATGAGCAGTATTTGGAACAGCCCATACACCGCGCCTGCTTTGATCAGCGGGGGCATGCAAGTTGGCGGTGCTTACATTCAAGGCCAAGCTCAAGAGAAAGCATTGAGAGAACAGCGCGAATACGAACAGCGCATGGCTGAGGAAGCCCGCTCTCGTTACAACACCAACGTGGGTTCTCAGCTGTGGGACCCTAACGCGCAAGAACCAATCTATCAATCTCAAAACCAGGCTTGGGACCCGTATGCTGAGGCTCGCGCACGCGCGACCCAAGCGTATGCGCCCGCGCAAACCGGCTTGGCTGCAAAATACATGACCCCCACAACCGCCTAAAGGAATTACCATGGCTGGACTAATTAAACAAAAGATGAGTGCGCCAGAACCTGAAGGCGTGGATGAAAACAATCCGGCCTTTGTTCAGGCGTTGAAATTTGCCATGAGCGTTTTGTATGAAAAAGACGCAGCCGACGATGTGGCTAAACAATTAAGCTCTGGCCAAGACAAGGTAGACGCTTTGTCCAACATTGCCTATGACCTCACCACCACAGTCGATGAAAAGACACAAGGCCAAGTGCCGCGTGAATTGATTGCGTTGTTGGGTATGGCAATTCTGAAAGAAGTTGTTGACATTGCCGAAGCCCTGAAGCTGGGCATCACGCCAAAAGATGCGGCAGACGCTTTTAAACAAATGCTGTTGCGCTATCTTGGCGAAAATGGCGTGGACACATCTCAGCTCCAGCAGTCTATGGATAAGATTGATCCGAAGGTGTTTGAGCAACAGCAGGGAGCTTAATCATGGCCGGACTTGTAATGAGCAATGTTGGCCAGGCCATCAGCGGCTTTGGCGCAAACATCGGAAACCTGATGTTCAAAAGCATCGGGGATGAGGCCGACCGTGACGCGCGCATAGCCGCGCGAAAAGAAGAGTGGATGGCCAGGCTGCAAGATCGTCAAGACGCGCGCACAGAGAATAACGATCTGAAGCGCGAACTGCTTGAAATGAAGCTGGACGCTGGCGGCGGTAAGAGCGGTAGCTCCAGCGGCGGCAAAGGCGGCGGCATCAACATGGAAGACATCAAGCCAGGCGGCAGTCAAGAAGTGTGGGCTGCGGCCAAGATGGATATGACAGTCCCTGAGTACACCAGGTTTTACAACTCACTAAAGACTGGCGACAAAAGCGCGTTCTTGCAAAAAGTCACTACCCAGGCCGCGCCTGGCATGGGCGCGTATCAAGGCCAAACAGCAGAGCAGGTATCTGCCGAAACAAAGATGGATGTGCCTCCGGGCTTTGAGGCTGAGTACAAGGCCAAGATGAAAAAGCTGGGCGACCTTCAAGAGTCTTATGCCTTGGGTGGTCATTACGACGATGTAATGAAAGGTCGTCAGCAAGGATTACAAACTGGCGTTGGTGAAGGCGTATTGGCTGGCAACATTAAGCCAGGTGCTGGCAGCGAAGCCGTTGGCGCGTCCTTGGCCAAAGAGCGCATGAAGGTTGAAGGCGGCGAGAAGCTCAACGTCTTTACTGGCGACAGTTCAACTACACCCTTGGGCAAATCTCAAATCAATGAGAACAATGCCCAGGCTGTCAAAGCCAAAGATGCTGGCGGTGCAAAGGCTCCTCGCGTTCAGAGTACCAAAGAAGATTCCAATGGCAACATGGTTTTGATCATGAGCGACGGCACAAGCAAGCCCCTGCTGGAGGCAGACGGCAAGCCTATGCAAAGCGCGGCGTTTAACAAAGAAGTTGCTAGGACCATCGCCAAGATGGAAGAAGAGAGCTCTACGTTTAAGAAGTTGTCTGAAACAGAAAAGAGACAGCGAGCTCAAGAAAGACTGACTGGCAAGATGTCAGAGGCTGCGCCTGCGGCCAAGACAGACGCCGCACCTAAAGTGGGTGACGCTGAAGAAAAAGCTCCGTCAATTGCCGAGGTGAAAGGTGCACCGCCTGGAGCTTCAATCGGTGTAAAGACTGCAAAGGGTTGGGAGATGAAAGACAAATCGGGCAAACTTCTTGGCTACGTTCGAGGCAATAAGTAACTCATGGCATACGAATTTGTACCGCTGACGCAAGACACTGAAGAGGATAGCAAGCCTTACAGTTTTGTCCCGCTTGAGGTTGAAGCCAAGCGCGAGCCAGCGGCCAGCCCGGTCAAGACTACGCGTGCGTCCGTAGCGGAAGCCGACACAAGCAGCGCCATGGGCGATGATTTTGGTGCGGCCATCATGGCGCAAAACCCAAGTGCCGCCACTGAGGTCAACCGCGCGTCCAGTGTGTTGACGGGCCGCGTAGTTGAAAAGCCTGCGCCGCTGATCGAGCAACGCGGTGCGCCTGTTTCAGAAGACAGGTTCAACCAACTTAAAAAAGCATACGACGCAGCCACCCCGGATGAGCGTGAGGCTTTGCTTAAATCTTCTGGCGTGAATGGCACAGTTTTTAAAACGATTGCCGATCAATATAAAAAGCTCGATACCTCCATAGAAAAAACGCCTACGGCTAAAGTCTTTGATACACGACGTGAGGCACGTCGAGACCGTTTAATTGATCAGGGTATGGAGGCAAAAAGCGCAGACGCGTTGGCCACTAAAGAAGCTGGCCAAGGGGGAGTATCTGAGCCCCTGGCGCAAGCTAAGCCTTCAACTTTTGATTTTGAAACTAAAGCCAAATTTGCCAGGCCGGAAAATAAACTTGTCCAGGAAGAAACCGGGGGCTTGATCACTGCCCGCACAATTAAACCCAGCGGCTTGGATGAGTTGACTTCTGCCGGAAAAGCGGCATACGGCAAAGTCGTAAATCAATTTGGTTCTAGCACCGCTGGCGCATGGCAATTAATTGGTGATTTGACATCAACCGTAGGCGAAGTCACGGGCACCGAAGGTGTTACTGATTTTGGTAGACGGCTGGCTGGCGGCAATGCGATTCTGCAAAAAGAAGCCAAGCAAAAACTTGAGGCTATCGGCACCAATCCAAACGCAGCCCTGGCGTTCGTCGAAGAGGGCGTGTCTGGCGCAATCACCAACGTCGCGCCCTACTTTGTAGTTGGTCCGACCTTAGCTTTGTCGGCCATGGTTGGCCAAGTCGTGACCGATGAGTATGGAAATGGTCGGGCTGCTGGCTTGTCTGGGGGCAACGCGTTTGCTCGTGCAACCGCTTTGGGCACCAGTGAATTGATTGGTGAGATGGCCAGCTTACCGGCTCCGCTGATGAAAGGTTTTAGGGACTTGGTCAAAGGCTTACCCGTCGAGCAAATTCTGCCTGCGTTTGCCAAGTACTTGGCCAAAGAAAACGTAGCCGAACAAGTTACAACCGCGCTTAACTTTGGCACCGATAAGTGGGCATCTTTTGGCATTACGCCTAACGCCACCTTGGCCGACTACCTGCAAGCGGTCGGTGACACGTTCTATCAAACAACTGCTCAGACCCTGGTCATGGGCGGCGCTGGTAAGGTTGCCGCGCCAGTCGTGCGTAGGTTGACGGAACCCACAAGCCCTGAAGGCATTCTGTCCAAAGCCTTGGACCAAGGCGTTGCAAATACGCAATTCAACCCGGCAATCAACGAGGCCCTAGCCCGCCGCGCCTTTGATGTCCAGTCATACGACGCCAACATCATCAGCCCCACACAGACAGCGCGTGTCAATCGGGCGCAATCTAATCTGAGCCAAGCGACCAACGTCGACGACATGACGGGCGCGGCCAATGAGCTGGCCGGTAATCTCAACGAGATGCTGGTGCCGGAGAACGCGGTCACGCCCGCGCCTGATCCGCGTCGAGTAAGGCTTAATGAGTTGATAGCCGTGCCTTTTGACCAGATGACTCCTGCCGATAGAAACGAAATGGAGGCGTTGATCGGTGAGTTGAAGGGTACGCCCAGCGAGCCCGCACTGACCAACGAGCTGCCACCCCTGGCACCTGGCCGCATTGAGCCCACATTGACCAATGAACCCCTGGCCCTGACCCCCGGTCCAGATGTCAACGTGGAAACGGAACAACAGTTTGGCTTGGACAAGTTGCGCATGAATGCGCCACGCCCACAAAGCATCCAGGGTAAACCCGCTTCCAGCTTGACAGACGATGAGCTGTCAGCGACCATTGCCGACTCGAACGTCTCAGCCATCACGCGCAGAAGCGCAGAGGTTGAGCTGAAGGCCCGTCAATCTGAACAAGCACCCAATGCACCAGCAGCCACCACAGAGACCATCCCGGACGTCACCGGCACCCTTGGGTCAACCCCAGTGCGGAACGGCGCTCCTGCACCGGTTAGCGAGCTCCCTGGAGCCGATACAGCGCGAGCGAATGCTCAACGATCTATTGATCGCTGGGCGACCTCCCAGGGCGTGGCTTCTCCAATCCAATTCAACGCAGCACCCCCAGAAGAAACTTCAGCCGTAAGCCAGATTGGCCAGGCGTTGAACAGCCAGTTTGGCGCGCGCCTGTTTGCGTATCACGACACAAACCCGTCTGCGCCCAACGGTGTGGCAATTGCCGGCACGGGATTTGTCAACACGGGCAGCGTCGCCATCAACGTGGGCCGCACGTCACTGCATGAGTTCAAGCACACGATTGAACAGATTGCAAAGGCTGAGGCCGACGCCGGTTTGACCAACACCCCGGCTCAGCAATTCACGTCTCAAATTGACAGCATCTTTGATGACATGACCGATGAAGGCAAACGCGCCTACATCGAAAACTTCTTGCACAAAGAGGACTTGGCCGGTATCACAGACCCGGCTGCGCGCGAAGCACGCATTCAACAGTACATGACCGCGCCGTTGACCCGGTCAGAGATGACTGCCGATTTCCTGGGCAACCGCGCCACCGATAAGAAGTTTTGGGCCGATGTGGCCAAGGCTGATCCTCAAGGGTTCAAAGGCTTTGTCGACAAGTGGTTGAAGATCATTGACGGCTTGCTTGATCGTTTGCGCGGCACATCAAAGCAAGGCAAATACGAATCAGCACGGGTTGACAAATACGTTCAAGATTTGAACCGCGCCAAGATGACTGCCCGCGATGCACTGGTTGCATATCGCAAGGGTACACTCCAGCAATTTGAAGGAGCCACCAATGGACCAGCCAACAATGCCGTTGCCGGAAATCAAAACGTACCAGGAGTTGCAACATCAGCTCGACCAGAATCTAATCAAGCTGGGCGTGCTGAGGTCCCAAGCTACGGCACAGGCAGACCGGGCGCAATCTCAGTTATCGGACGTCATTACTCGTCGTCTCCCCAACAATCTCTAAGCGGAGCTTACTATGGCCGAGGACTTAAAGGGGCAGAACGTAATCGCTTGGACAGTAGCACTGATCCGCGCCTTAAAAACCGCATCTACTTCTACGTCGACCAAGGGTCCGGTATTAGACCCGAGTCTGGCGTGGGTGGCTATGCACACGAAGTCAAACTGGACAACATCTACGATCCACAGACTGGGACTATCAGACCCCAAGCCGACCTCAATGGATTTGAGTCCGCAGTAATCAATGCTGGATTCGACGGGTACATTGCACCCTTCGGAAACAACCAGGCAGCGGTTGTGTTGCTTGGCCAAAAGCACAAAGCCGTGCCGGTTGCACAGATCGGCCAGCCGGCATCAGCCCCGCTACCCCAGGCAGCCGCACCCACCACGTTGAAAAAGGGCCTGCTCTCGCGCGAGGCCAACGCAATCGACGTGTCCAAAATCCCAGGTGCCAAGATGCGCATGGGAAGCCTGGAGATTCCAGCTGAACAAACCGCAGCAGCCAACGCTGAGCTGGAGCGCATTGGCAGCGATGTGCGTTTCAGCACAAAGCAAAAAGATAAAGCGGTTGGCGCATACCAGGTCACCACCGAAAAAGACGGATCGATCAAAGTAACCGGTAACCCGGAAGAGATTCGCGCTCTCATGCCCGAGGGCGTGACTGGCCGCGTGTTGCCAGACGGTGTTGCGTTTACCAACGCCAACGCCCCGCGCGTGCGTGCCGCTCTTGAAGGCCGCAAGCTGGCATACAGCCGTGGCGGCACAGTGCTTGAACGATTGCCCGTCAAAGACGGCAAATACTTGGGTGCACCTGAGAAGTTCAACACGCCTGCAAAGATCACCACTCTGCGTCGCTGGTTACGCCAGTTGGCAAACGAAGGCGCACCTGGTCGCTATTGGTATGAGAATAGCAGCCGAGAAGTGTTGAAAATGGTGGGCGGCGACGTGCAAGAGGCACGCAAGTTTGTAGCCCTTCTGGCCATCTATTCTCCGCAGGCTAAGGTGGATGCCAACTCGACGTTTGCCCTACGCGCATGGGCTCAATACAAGGCCGGGCAGCCTATCAGCGTGAAGACTGGCGTGATGGACGAAAAAGCCAAGAAGGCTTTGGACAACGTCGACGAATTCTGGTCTGGCGAAAAGACGGGCAACTTCTTCTTCAACCTGTTGCGCGAAATTGACCCATCAACAAAGGGCAAGCAAGGCGCAACCATTGACATGTGGATGATGCGAGCCGGGCAGTACGACACCGACGCCCCCACATCTACGCAATACGCGTTCATGGAAAACGAGACCAACCGCTTGGCTCAGGCGCTGGGTTGGGAGCCGCAACAGGTCCAGGCTGCTATCTGGGTGGCAATGAAAGCCCGCATGGAAAACGCCGGTGTGAAAAAAGACACCGAGGCCAGCAGCGCAAAGAACGGTTGGATTCGTTTTGACAATAAGGTCGACCCGCAGACCGGCAAGAAGTCAAAGGTCCGCGTGATCCTGGATGAGAAGGCCCATCGCGACAACTGGCTCCAGCATTCATTCGATCACGACCCGTCTACCGAAGACACGCAGATGGCCAAATTTGATTTTGGTGATGGCCTCAAGCGCCACATCGGACAAATCTCATTTGAAGCCCGCCCTGGCCGCAGCACGGGCGTTCTGCCTGGCATTCATAACGCACCCTACGCCCAGCAAATTGAATTTCAACAAGCCGTGCAAGCCGCGTTCCTGGACGAGACCGGCGCTGATCGGTTGGCTCAGTTGCTTGGCTTGCTGGTTGACACGCACAACGTGTTGGCCCCAGGCGTGTGGCAGGGTGAGGTTTCGCCCAGCTCACAAAAGCTGGTGGCTATGGCCCCGGCCAAAGGCCCGGCTGGCCAAATTGCAGTCGATCCAGCTCAAGCGGAGGCGCTCAATCTGTACGCTGCCGTGGCCGGGCTTGTTGCGCGGCAAGAGGGGGTGGGCTGGCACCGTGCCTTCTACGCCAGCACGAAGCGCGATGCAAACGGTTTGGACATCGACCTGGGCCGGGTGATCAACCCAGCCGAAGCCGCTGACCTGGAGCAGGCCCTCGGCGTGTGGATGGCTGACAACAGAAAAGCCAATTGGCAAGATTCTTTTGCCATGATCAGCTCGCCAAGTGGCATTCGCCTGGTAAGTTTCGGTATCATCGACAACCCCACTTTGCAATCTGAAATTGTAAAAGTGGCTGAGTCCGTGTTGCCGGACTTTGATTACCGTATCTTTGCGTCAAGCGGAGATATGCCCACCAACAACTGGAAGGAGAACCCGAATGGGGAAGGCTACGTACAAAGGCTCAGTGCCGCCGGACGATCCGATGTTCTTGACTGGGCCAGAACTGTTCTCGCGCCTAGAGTCCAATCCGTCTTTGACGAATACAGCAAAAAATACGACTGGGGCAACTCGGGATCAATCAGCTTTAGCAAGCAACAATCAAACCTCGAAACCATCTTCGACGGATTAAACAAACGCGGCCTGGCCAAGACCCGCGCCGAGGCTGCATATACTGCCAGACCAGACGGCGCACAAATCAAATACGTACAAGAGAATTTTCTCGACATCCTGTCTGAGTTGGAAGACTCCGACCTGGTTAAGATCAACTGCGACTGAGGACCAACATGACACCCAAGATGATCATCTCCCAAGAATGCAAAGACATGCTGGACGACGCGGTCCACTCAGAACTTTACGCATCAAATCTGTACAAGCACATTGCCAATGAGGTGCAGCGTCTGGGTTACTTAGGCACGGCTAAATTCTTTTTGAAGGAAAGCAAAGACGAGCTCAAGCACTACCAGTTGCACGTCGAGTTTCAAAACGATGTTGGCACTGTGGCCAAGGTGCCGATGATCGAAGCGATGGATGAGCCGATCAAGACATTGAGCGATGCAATCGAAACCGGGTATGAAACCGAGCTCCAGCTGTACAACGACTACAAGAAGTGGTACGGCCAGGCATCGGATGATCCTGTGGTCCAACAGTTCTTGCTTCAGTTCCTGGAAATTCAACGCACCAGTGTTGGTGAGTACGGCGACTTGTTGGCACGCATTCAACTTGTGGACGGCGACAAAGCGGGCATGCTCTTAATCGACCAAGAACTGGGCGTTTAATCACATGGCCAACTGCACGTATCGGTTCACCGACGCAAACGGCAAAGAGCGCGTCATCGAAGGCCAAGCCGCGTTCAAAGCGTACCTGGCCAGCGGGGGCCTGGAGCACTTGCTGCCCGGTACAGTCATCGCGCCTGCGCTGAGTAAGCGCCAAGCCGTGCCCAAGCTAGAACCCAAAGACGTACTCAAGCCAAGCACACTGGCAGCCGCTGAGGCCGCAATTGCCAAGTACAAAAAAGCCGAGGCACCCGATACCCTTACAGCCAAGCAACGCGCTGATGGCGCGGCTACGCTTCAGCCCTTGTTTGATGCGGCCACGCGCAACAAGGCAGACTTTGACACTACCCTGGACCAGATCGCCGAGGGCCTGGGCGGATACGCCAAGAAGCCTGGAATTAAAAGCGTGGCCAGAGCGGTGACCAAGCTGATCACTGAGAACGGCAACGACCCGACAACCATGAAAGACTTGTTGCGCGGAACGATCGTGGTCAATACCTTCCAGGAAGCCCAGGAAGCGATCAATCAAATTGGCAAGGTGTATTCATTCGACCGAATTAAAAACCGCTTGGCGGTTGATCTGACAAGCCCTGATGGTGCTGTGCTTGAGGGTGCTCCCTTGCCAACCGGGTATCAAGACATTCTTACAAACGTGACCTTGGAAGATGGGTCGGTTGCAGAGATTCAGATTAGCACGCCCGAGATGTTGGCAGCCAAGAATTTGGGCCATGCTATTTATGCGTTTGAGCGGGAGATGCCGAAGAGCCCTGTCAAGACCAAGATGGTTGACCTGCAAAAGCAGATTTATTCTGAGGGCTACAACGGTTATTTGGCGCGTGAAGCAAATGCTTTGAAGACTCGTTCAAACTCAGCCTTGTCGACTGGGTCTCCTTTTTCCCGCACGTCCGAAGGGTTGCGCGGCTCAGGCGCTGGCAACCAGGCGGTGGCAGAGTCCCAGTTGGGAGCCACTGTCACAGGCACTTCGTTCCAGTCAAAGAACATGGTGCCGGGCGGTAAGGATTTGAAGTCGAAGTCCATGTCACCAAGTATACCTGAAAGCATTGGTATCAACGTAAATCAGGACGGAAACAATAAGTACGCCGACAAAATCATTGACGGAAAAAAGACACTGGAAACCAGGGCATCGGATTCGTTGCGCCCCTATGTTGGCAAGCGCGTGGCAATCGTCCGCACTGGCGAAGGTCCGGCCAAGGCAATTGGCGCAGTGACGATTGGCGAACCCATCAAAGTCACTACCCAAAAAGAATTTGATAAATATCGTGACCAAACCTTGGTGCCCAAGGATTCCAAGTTCGACATCGCCCCAGGTGGTGTTAAGTATTTGTACCCCCTGGAAAACCCCGTGCGTTACGCAACCGAGCGAGACGTTGGCCAGGGCATCGTGGCACGCAAAGTCATAGTGCCGGTAACCCGGGCTGAGCAAAAGAACGCGGCAGCCAGTCGCGTATCTGATACATCTGCCGATCGCTTCAAACGGACCGAGCAACTCCAGCAAGCCGTCGCTGATTTGCAAGAAGGCAAGATCACACGCACCGAATACAACCGCATGGTTGACCAGGTGCGCCCGGTCTATCCATACAAGGAAATGCCCAAGCTGACGACAGCATCCGAGGCACGCTATGCCTTGGCCACGGGCAAGGGCCAGAGCCCCGAGAAGGCAGCCAAATACAGTTTGCCATCCAAGACCCTCAAGACCGGAGATTGGGCGCAGCTGCGCCTGGATATTCCGTCCTACCAATTGCATGACGCATGGGTGGTCAGCGTGCACACACCGAAGTCAACCAACCGTGAAGTCCAGGCCGCATACGATGCTGGCCCGGTGGTCGGCTATGAATCAGTCGGTGCTTTGACTGACGTTACCTTTGGCATGAACCAGAAGGCCGCAGCCAAGATCGCTACAGGCTCAGCCAAGGGCACGATCGCCACGGTGCTGGGTAAGTGGAAGCCGATCAGCAATGCAGCCGCCACGGTCCGCGCAAAGGCCGCGATGACGGACCCAGCCTGGGTGCAGGTTGGTATGGACCCATTCCGCCACAGCTACTTCTACAACCGCGACACCATGCAGCCAATCGTTCGTGCTGATGAGGTGATCCAGATCGGCCCCTTGGTCTTGGCCAAGAACGCTACCTACAGCGAGGACGTCGATATAACCGGTGCCCCTTTTGCGTTTAGTAAGCGCGAAGAGATTGTCCAAATTGCGGACGACGCTGCACGCCAGGCCGTGTTCCTCCAGCAAAAAGCTGAAGAGGCTGGCTACAAAACTGTCGACGATTTTGTTGACAACGACTACAACAAGTTTGTTGAAGCCGCTGCCCAGTGGCGTGAAGAGAA